TTATTTAAAGCTGCACCACCTTTTTCCCATATGAAAGGAGTACCCATCATCCAAAGTCCTCGACCTGGGGGCATCCATTTAAATGCGAAAAGACGTTCAGCAGCTTCTTCTGCTAATTTATGCGCTTTCTTTTCGTCCCATGTAATATATGATGCTACAGAATGGGTTTTTAGAATAGAAAAAAATCCTTCAACAACACGAATCACACAGTCTGCCCATGTTTCCATATGGCCGTCAGGTTTCATTCTCGAATATGTTCTGTAATATGTGAACTCTGATAGACCTCCATAACCCCAATTTACTGGTTTAGATCTGAGTTCTTCTTTGAACGGATTTCGCAAAGCGAAATTAATCGGATATTTTCCGGGTGCTAACATTTATTTCTCCTTAAACGCGTTTAAAGTAATTCAGAATAACTCATTATCACTGAATCATGCTTATATTATTTTCTTTTATTATTGAAAGTTTATCTATTAATGGATGGGTAAAATCATGAGAGATTAAAAATACATTTAAATCTTCTTCTTCTGATAATACTTCTATTAATTTTTCTTTTCCTTCATCATCTAATACACCTGTTATCTCATCTAGAAATAATAAATTTATACTACTTCCACCAAGTTTAGACAATAAGGTTCTTATTGCTAAAAGTATAGCAGTTTGAATTCTACTAAATTCTCCTCCAGAGACTGTTTCAATAGGAGTATCTATGCCATTATTTTTAACAATTATATTTAGTTTTTCTTTGTCCAGACGAAATGAAACTTGAAATTGACCATCAGAAAGTAGCGATAAGTAATAATTTATAGCTAACTCTAATTCTTTAGTTAAATTCTCTAATTTAAAAGCTACTATTCCTGAGGTACTAAATGCTTTCTTTAGTATATTTAAGTTATTAATCTTAGCTGATAACTTAATAATATCACTTTTTATTATTGTTTGTCTACTTAAAAAATTTTCTTTTTGCTCCGTTAGTGCGTCTACTTTTGCATTGTGTATACCCACTTGTTGATTATGGTTATTAGCATCTTGTATTTTTATAGCATCTGCCTTAACTAGTTTTTGTGTTGTTGCCAAATCATGTTGTAGTTGATCATAGTTAGGATGTATTTTAGGTAATGTTTCATCAATCATACGAGTAAGCTGCTCAAATTTTTCTATAGTTTTTTGGTTCTTATTATATTTTTCCATATCATATTGATAACTATTAACATGTTCTTTAGCATATTCTAGTTCTTCAGATAAGCTCTCGATTCTTATTACTGTATTATATAAATCATTATCTAAATCTTTATGCAGCTGCTTTGATTGAGTATTATCTATTTTTTGCCCACAAGCATAACAAGTATCAGACATATCAATATTCATTAAAGATTTTTCAATATTCTGTTTGTGTAGTTTTGCTTTAGTTACTTCTTGATTTAACTTTTCTAAATCAGAAAACATATTAGGATCTGTTTCTGGAGCTTTCATTGACATATTAAAAGTTAAATTGTCTCTTTCTTCTATATTTAAATTATTTCTATCTATTTTTTTACAAGTTTGTGTATATTCTTCTACCTCTTTTTCAAAAATAGCTAAACTTTTAATCATATCTTCATTAGTCTTTGGAACTTCTATATAATTTATTTTTTCTGGTATATTGGTAGTATCTAGAAAAGACTCAATAGTTTTAAGTTCTGCTTGTGCTTGTAAATATTGTTTATCAATAGCGTTAGCTTTTATTTTTAATGTTTCACCTATTTTTAAATACTTTTCTAAATTAAATAAATTTATTAAAAATTTTTTTCTATTAGTATCTGTTGCTTTTAGAAATTCAAGTAAGTCTACAGAACTTTGATAAGTGAGCTGTGAGAATATATTAAAATCAAGACCTAATAGTTCCTGTATCTTCTTATATGTATCTAATACTTTATGCTCACTTAAGTCTTTATTACCACATTTAATAAAAACAGAACTTTTAGCACCTGTTCTTTCTATTTTAACCAGATACTTTTTATCATCAATTTCAAAAGTTAGTTCAGCCCACCACTCTTTTGAGTTTGACCACCTATTAACTATGTCTGACTTTTTAATGCTTTTAATATTTTTACTGAATAATATTTCTTGTAATATCAAAGCAATAGAAGATTTACCACTACCGTTTGGGGCAGTTAGCTGTGTTATCTTACTTGTATTAAAATTAATTATATTTTCTTTTTTCTGATAAGAAAACATATTTGAAAATTTTAAAGTATTAAGAGTTATCTTTGACATACTCTAATCCTGTTAATAGTTTATACTCTAACCAATCTTCTGATAATTTTTTATTTTCAAAGTGTTTATCTAATTTATCTTCTAATTTCTTTTTATATCTCAATGTATTACTTCTCCAAGTTAGAAATGTTTGATAGGCATATTTACATTCTTTACGCAACATATCTTCAGCGATTTTCATTTCATTTAAACTTTTTTCCCATCCTGTATATTTAATTCTATAACTTAAATTATCATATGATTCATAAAGAAATGTATTATCTTTTTCACCGGGTTGAGAAGAATCATGATTTTTAGCGTAGTGACAAAAAATAGGTTCTATACTTGTAAAACTCATAAATTTATTATTCGTATTAATTGCGTATTTTATATAATTAGGGCTATCTTCCCACCATCCCAAACCTAGTCCTCTATAATAATCAGGATTGTGCCCACTATTTATAAGTATTTCTTTATTACTAATAAAATCAAATAGATATGTTAAAGCAGTTTGACTTACTGAATGGGTAAATTGACCATATTTTACTGCTTTTGGTATTATATCTCGTATAAGTTTATCAAAAGATAGGGGAATAATCTTTTGCTCTATGCCTCTATCTTTACAGTATTTAGCAGCATATATTAGATCAAAGTCATTCTGACCTTTAAATAATCTTAAACTAAGAACTCTGAAAGGTATGTTTAATTGATAGAATGTTTCTGCACATACTTCACTATCAATACCTCCGCTCATTCCAAGTACAAATTCATAATCTTTATATTTTTTTGCAAACTCTTGTACTAGTAGAAAATAATCATCTCTGATTGATTTTCCATGTTTTTTATATGGAGATGGTAATACATAGGAACCTAAACTTGGAATTCTTTCATGACAATAATAGTTTTTAGTAGGACGCATAAAACTATTTGTTTGAACATATTTCCAATAAGTTCTATTTATAGAAATATCATACATTTATACCTAAATCTTTATATTCATTTAAAATTTCGTCTGTATTTTTAATCTTAATAAAATTTAAATATAATTCAAGCTCTTCAATTAATGATTTGTTTTTAAGATCTAATTTTGAATTTTCTACTGGTTGAGTAGCTATTTTTTTATCTAAAAGTTCTGTATTTTTAATTTTAGAAAGTTCATCAATAGAACCAGTTACTTCATATACAATATGATTAAAATCATCTTCAACCATCTTATCAGTCACGCCAATTGTTTTTCTTAATAGTTTTGGCAATTCTAAATCGACAAAATCTACTTTATAAGTAAAATCTTCATAAAATTTTGTTATTATATTAACACCATATTTACGTTTATCATCTCGATCAAAGGTAACATTTAAAGGGCTACCTGGATAATACGCTGGATAATCTTGATATTTATGCGCAAAGTGAAGATCACCAAGAAGAATTAGTTTCCAAGGACGAAGTTTTTCAAAATCATATTCTGCGGTAATATGCGGAGGCACTTCTCCTCTAATATGTGTTACTAAAATATCATCTTCAAAATGTTTTGGTAGATTATCTAATTGCATTTCTCCATAAGGGAAAAACTGAAATATTGCACTATTGATTTGAATTCGTTCATTCTTAGTAATAATTTGGACATTTTTATTTTTTATCGCGTTTTCTTGTCCAAAATACGCTAAGAAACTATCTCCTTTTTTAGTTGCCTCGTGATTACCTGGTATGATATATGTTGGTATAGTTACTGAGTTTATATAGCTAAGAAAAAGACATACCTCATCAGCTTCTGGTTTTTTATCAAATACATCTCCACTAATTATATGCACATCACATTGTTGCTCTAAAGCAAGAAGCTTTCTAAACATAGTTTTAAATCTATTAACTTGCCATTTATATGGAACTTTCTTTTTATGAAGAAGAATATGCCAATCAGCTGAATTTAAAATTTTCATTTTATCATATATCCTTCTCTTACATACTTCAAATGGCCATCAGCACCATAATTAAAAGAATTAGGATATAGGTTTGCTTTAAATTTGTATCCTTTTTTCTCTAATTCTTTAGATGTAGCTTTCTCATCACTCCATACAGGAATAACTTCAGTGCCTAAAGGAGTATCGTGTAGCACATCATTACCTGTTCTAAGATGTATTTCTATTATCTTATCATCAATACACTCTATATTTAAATAATCAACATCCATTATTCTATTAATAAAATCTGGAAGCATCATTTTAGGAGGTTCTACAGAAGTCCACCTTTTAAATCTGGTAAGATCTTTTTCTGTATTTATTCCTACCATTGCATGAAAAGATTCCCATCTAAACATAGAACCTTTAGGTGCATTAGTAGCTTTATAATCTATAGAATAGTGAGTACCCTCAAAATATTCACACCAAAAATATCCAGGAGGGATACATCCGTGATTAACAATAAAATCATTATCAACTTCGGGTGTAAATTTATGTACCCTTGCACCTATACCCATACCGTATAAGTTATATATAGGTCTTACTACAGCTTTAAAATAATAAGGCACAGGTGGTAGGGGCACACAAGCAGGACCAGCTTGATAACCAAGCCTGAGAGCCATATCTAATTTATTAAATATCCATCTATATTTTGGATATTTGTCCCAGGCTTGATAATCTTCATCAATCATCCTGCACCCATGATTTTACTAACATCTCCCTCAAAAGTATAAGTACCAACATGATTAAGCTTAGTATTTGGGTCCAACCAAATTTCTCCACCTAATTTTTGCCATCTCCGACAAAACGTATAGTCTTCGGATAAATATCTATTATCGTCAGGATCTTGGATTGTGTCAAAAAATGAATAACAGTACTTATGAAATTTTTCATCAATGTTAGAATCATTTCGATAATGTAGTTCAGGATATGCTTCTCGCATTTTATCAAATACACGACGTTTAATACAAAAGAAGCCAGTAGATGCATCTAAAACTTCTACTGCACCGTTTTCCATTCTAATTTGTCTTGTAGTAGGATCAAGAAATTTAAAATTTACTGCATATTGAATAGGTAAAGCTTTTTTAGGATAGGCAGAAGCCATAATATCTTTATCGTAAGCCAGTGCTCTAAGTATAGAATCTACATCAAATTCAATATCTGCATCAATAAAAAATAAATGAGATGCAGTGCTTTCCATAAACATTGCTGCTAGAATATTTCTTGCCCGTGTAACTAGACTTTCGTTTCTTAAGGTTGTAATTCTAAAAGAAATACCATGTTGCATTAAGGCTTGTGAAAGTTTAAACATAGACAGAAAATATTGATCTGTAATCATACCACCGTAACATGGAGTTGCAAAAAATATTTCATATTCTCTTAGCTTATCCAAATTGATTTGTGCTTGATCTCCTTCTACTTTAGTAAAGGCTCCAAAATTTTTTTCATTGGAGCCTTCACCCTCGGTACTAGGAGTCACTAAATCTTGAAGTGACTTTTTCATGATAGATCGTCTACATCCTCTGTGGCCCTAAATTCATCACCGGCATCGCCAGCAAAATAAGAAGTATTTTGCATTAACCATTCTTTCTGTTCATCATAGCTTTGACGCTTATAGATACGAGAAAGATCAAAAAGTTCAAGTGCTAATTCATCTTTACTAAGTGCGACACTTGCTCGTGCAGGAATACAAGTATATTTAACATTTTGAGGTAGTGGACCTGTTTTTTCTTTTTTAACAGTAATATCATATCCTGTTTCAGGATCTGAAGGATTACCATATTCAGGATTAGAAGCGTAATCTACAATTTGACTATATATAGTTGAACGTAGATCAAATAATTTGATTTTACCATCTGAACGATCAATTACATTACAAACATAAGAAAATTGAGGTTTATCTGAATATACTGCTTCATCAATCTCTTTAAATGGATTAGCAGCAGTATTATCAAAACTTTCAGTTTCTCTATTAAATTCTAAACATTCTACGGGCATTTTTCTACCTTCAGTAGTTGTTACCCAGTAACAATAACGAGGTAATACATCTCCAATTAACCGAAGTTTATTATCCCCAATATTCATTGTCATACGTTCGATTTCTCTGCGTTGACCAGTATTTTGTTTTCCTTTTGCTTTATCCCAAGCAACCATTTTATCCTCCTTGTTGAACGTAAGTTCTGTGTTTAGGATTATTTCTCTGTATCCAGAGACTCATATCTAAAATATATATATTCTTCATCGTATGTTAAAAAAGGATTATCAATTTCTAAATCAGTTAAATATGATTTAGGAATATAATCTACCTTTTCTGAAATCCTTCTCATACTCAAAGCTCTAATATAGTTAACTTTTAATTTTGCATTTACATTATATTTCAAAACTTTTGGATTAATAATATAACTCTGTTTTTCTTTAGTTCTATAGTTACAAAGAATTTTACCTTTTATTGAATCTAGTGTCCCTTGCTGAAATAAAAATGCAGGAATATGATTTATTTGAAGTAATTGTAAAAGTGATCGTCCTTGCCATACTATAGGTTCATTATAGCTTTTTGTTTGGGCATAAGTCAAGATTACAATTGCAGCAGGGTTTCCCCTTCCTATTCGATAGATCTCATGCCAGTTAAAATATGTAATAGCCACGGTTTGTATACCACTCTAATCTTTTTGTTTGTTGTCTATGAACAATTGGTCCACCTAACCAAAAATCAACTATTAATGGTAGTTCTTTATCATCGTGTTCCCGAATGATACGACCAATTCGTTGTTCAAGCTTAATAGGATTATTATTAGGACAAGTGAGAAACAGTGTATCCAACCGATGACAACTAATACCTTCATCAAAGAGCTTAGTCGATAGTACAGCTTTATATTTTCCTCCGACATTAGAAAGAACATCTTTTCTAGTTGATTCATCTGTTTCACCTATTAAGCATACACTGTCTGGAATTAATTCTTGAATATCTTTTAACATTTGTACTCTTTCGCCCAAAATAAGAGGACAACGATTATTAGCAATCATTTGTATTGCAGTTTTTGCTATTAATTCATGATAATTAATATTAGCACAAAGTTTATTCAGTTGTCGAGACCAATCTCGCTTTGGGTCTATAACTGGGAATCTAAAATCTGTTTTAATTATTTTTACAGACGGATCATTAATTTGCCTAGGGTCTTTTGCAGCTACTAAAAAAGGTGAGAAATAATCTGATAGATATACGTGCTTACCATCTTTTCTTTTAGGGGTTGCAGTTATTCCAATTTTAATTTTAGCATTAAGATTATTTAATGCTGTTGAAAATAAATCAGCAGGACATAGATGCGCTTCGTCAACTATAATCATTGAGAATGATTCTCTAAGTTGTGCTAAGTTATTATATACGCTTTTATAAATACCTACTGTTATATCCTCTATTTGTAAAAGGCCATCTCCTATTTTACCTATTTTTAAGTTTGGAATTTGATGTTCTAATTCTTCTATCCATTGTCTAAATAAAAGTTTAGTATGAACCATAACAAGAGTTTTTATATTATTTCTAGCTATAATACTACAACCAGTATATGTTTTACCCCATCCACAAGGTGCCTGTATAATTCCGCTTCTTGCGCGACCTTTTTTAAAAAATTTATCTACTACCTCTTGTTGTTCCCATCTAAGTTCTCCCGAAAATGTCATTTCTGTTTTAGCTTCTTCATATTTTCTTTTATCTACAACTTTTTCCCATTCTAGTTTATGATATCCATTGCTAGGAACAATAAAGTAACTTTCATCTTCTCCAATAGTAGATAAAATTTCATCTACATTATCATAGGTAAAAAGACTTATTAAATCATCATGATTTTCTACATTATCTTTTTTGATATATATTTTATCTGATATGTGTATTGTTTTTACTTTAGCCTTTTTCATGTGCTAATTTCCTAAATGTATTAGTTATATCTACTTCTATATCTCTATAATATTCACATCTTTCTGTATGTCGAAGAATAAAAGTTCTAACTTTATTTGTATAAGTTTTTTTTAAATTAAAATATGATATAATTTTTTTGTACTCTTTTTCAAATTCATCAAAATTTTTTGAAAAAATTCTCTCTTTAGATATATTTAAGATATTTGGATGATCATGAGGTTCCCAATAATATTTTTGAGATAATGCAAACGGTGTAGGAGGCCATCCTCTATCATTTTTAATAGATTCTTCTTTATTTGAGTATAAATTTATAATAGTATTAATAGGAAAATTTTCAAGTAAATGATTTGTTGTAGCATGATTAGCTAAAATTATTTTTTTACCGCTTCTCATGAAGTCTGTTATAACTCGTTTATCAGCACCTTTATAGATATACGATTTTAATGCTTCTCTTGTCCATGCCTTTATAGATCCAGTTTCATAAAGAGGTCTCATATCTAAATGTACAGGAGTATATATTTTTTTATTATCGTATACGTCCGTATGTTCTTGTGTTTCTATCCAATCTAATGGCTTTTTACAATCAGAGTCATATATATACCACGGATTAAAAAGAACATTCCAATAAAAAAATTCTTCATGTGCATATAAGATTCTTAAAAAAGCATGACCTTTTCCTCCATTTGGGTATGATAATAATATAGATTGTTGAAGAAATTTAGAAAATCCATCCATTATTTTTTTCTTATAAAAAAGTTTTTACGATCCCATATTCCTGCTTCAATAGCTATTTGTTTATCTATTTCAGAGTACTGTTCTAATCTTTCTAAATATCTTAATATAAAAGCTCTTATGCTATTTATTTTAGATTGTTGTATATTTAATTTTTTATACTCATTTTTAAATTTATCAAAATCTTTTGAAAAATATTTATCTTTTGAAATATTAATAACGTTACTATGAGATATTTCGTCCCAATATGATTTTCTATCTGTAATTAATCTTCTTCCTAATCTATCTTCTTTTTTCATTATTTCGTAATCTGCATATAAATTTATAATTTTATTATTTGGATAGCTTATTAAAAGTTCATTTACTGTTCCGTGAGTCGGCAAAATAAGTTTTTTATTACTTTTTAGAAAATCAGCAACTAAGGGTTTTATACTATTTTTTAAAAAATTTTCTTTTATATATTTAATATCAGAATAACCAATATTACTATTACCGAAAAAAGAACCCATAGAAAATGGTATAGTGCTTTTTAAATTTACTGTTCCTTCTTTATTATAATTTTTATGAATTTCATTTAATTCTGTTTGATCAGGCCAGTCTAAAGGAGCTTTACATTCACTATCCCATTGATTCCAAGGATTTAGTGTATTATTCCAATAAAAAATTTTATCATGTGCATAAAGAGTTCTTGTAAAAGCATGTCCCATTGCTCCAGGAGCATAAGACATAAAAATACAATTTTCTAAAAATAAATTATAAATTTTAAGATTCGACATGACTTGATATATACATATCTTTATCTAACTCAGTATATGATAGATAATTTATATATTTATGATTTGAATTTTTTCGTAATATTTCTTCAAATTTTTTACCTACTATTTCAATAGGAAATTCTAAATCATTACTTACTTTTTTAAGATAGTTTTGTTTATATAAAAATAATAATTCAAATGATAAATAATAAGGATTTAAAGTATGTATATATTCAAACTCTTTAAATGCTATAGGAGTAGTATGTTCTTTTCTAACTCGCATTTGTTGATAAGTTAATATGCTTGAATCTCTACCAAGTAACGCTATTTTTACATTTGAGTATTTTTTAGCTTTCTCTATAAATTCTTTATATTTTGGAACTTGAGGATTTTTAAATTTAAAATAGGGACAGCTAATACTAGTTACATAATAGTTAGACTGTCCCCAATTAAAATATTCTAATTTAGATGGGTCGGTCCAATACTTACTAAATGGCTCTGTATGATGACCGACCCAGTATTTTTCCATATCCCACCCATAAACATCGGGATGTAGGTTAAATAATTTTGAAAAAAGATGATTACCCGATCCTTGTGGACCTGTTATTATTAGTAAATTAGACTTTTCGACCAAGATAGGTAATACCTCCAGAAGCCCCGACAGTTAGAATAGCGCCGAGTGCAATCATGGTACCCCCACCTCCAAACATAAATCCATATAAGAATAATGGAAAACCAATAATAAAGGAAGCAACTAACCCCCAGAACATATAAGCTTCATTTACGTCCTTATATAGAATAGCTTGTACAGTAGGTAGAAGTGTAGTTGACCTAAATACTGTGTGAAATAAGAATAGATGCACTACTTGAAGTCCAGGAAGATTAGCTAAAATTAATCCTATAGTAGCTAATGCTACCATACCTATTCTTGAAACCTTAATTGGATCATTTTTAGGAAACCAATCGGTAGTTGCTAGAGAGCTAACAGCACACATAGCACTGTCACAGGTTGATAGAAGTCCACTCATAATTGCGAATAAGAAGATATAAATAGCCCATACTGGAAGTACTTCTTTTATAACTTCAAAGCCTGCTAGTTGTGGGTTAACATCAAGTCCTAGTCCTGTAGCCATAAATCCTAGTGTTCCCATAGATAATGGTACGATTGCAAAAAGTAATGCTCCACCAATAAACGCTGGCCAGATAACATTTTTCTTGAGTGCATATGCTCGTTGATAAAACATTTGATCACCAAATGGTCCCGCTATAAATCCAATAGTAGCGGCTACACCAAATGCAACAAATACATCCCAATCAAATAAACTTCCTGTAGCACCTTTAACTATAGTGTCAATCCCACCACCGGCTGAAACAGCCCAAGGAACTAGAATTAAACATCCACCTATAATTATAATCATTTGAATCCAATCAGTAACGATTGATCCTTTTAGACCACTAAATAAACTATAACTAATAGCAATAGCTGCCATTGTAGCTGATATAATCCAGGGGTCAATACCTGTTATCGCATTTAGTAGTATTCCACCAGCTAGTAGTTGAATACCAATTGCACTAATAGTTAAAAAACCTAATTCAATCCAATATAGTTTTTGTACTCTTCGACTTACTGTATTTCCAATGTATTCACTTAAAGTGAAGCCTTGGGGAGTCATTTCTCTCAATTTAGCAGCAAAATACCCGAATATTCCGAGAGTTAAAATATTTCCAAAACAAAACCAGAAAAGTCCTGGTATGCCTTGTGTATATGCTTTTGTTGCGCTAACAAATAAACCAGGTGCCCATAACCATGTTGCACCTATACTTAAAGCTCCTGCAAATAATCCAATGTTTCGATTAGCTGCAAGGAAACCTTCTTTAGTATCACTATAGCCTCTTGCAAAGTACGCGGTGGCTAACCATAATATTGCAGCATATAATGCTACACCTGCTAGTTCTATCATTTAATAAATGTCCATTTTAGTCTTTTGCTTCCATCATCTGGACTTTTCCATTCTTTACGGTTATCAACTTTTAGATGATACACTTGTGCAAAGTGATCTACTAAAGGCCAAGTCCATTTATTGAAAAAAGGAAGCGGATATGTAGAATCCACGTCTGGATTAACTTTCATCATTATTATACCACTTGTTAATGTTAAAGCAAGAACTTTTTCAAAGCGTTCGCGTACCCATTCGTAAGTGTAGAAGTTCAGACTACCATAACAAATTGCAAGTTTATATCTTTGGTAAGTTTCGTAATCAAGGATATCTCCGGTCCAATCCGCATAAGGATTAGCTATGTCTATACCTATAAATTTATCTGAATTAAATTTTTTATACTGATTAAAACCGCAACCTACATCTATAATAGAATATGCTTCTTTAACTGCCTTAACTACGTCTTCATCTAATTCTGTTTGCATCCATTGAGTTCCATCAAAATAATTTTTTATTTCATCCATTATAATTTATTAAATTCCTCTTGCATATCTAGTGGTAATCTATTTATTGAATTTTGTTTATTAGACCCAGTATTATGAATCATATAGGCTTCTCTAATATCTTCTTTAGACATGGCTAGATATCTACCTTGAATAGTGTTATACTTTGTATCTAACCATTTAATTCTTTCTGGAAATTGTTTAATATAAGCATACATATGAGCTTGATCTGTTGAATCCCACATTATTGGCCAATTATCACTTTTAATTGAGTCTACTACCCATTTACCAAAATGATTTTTACCTTTTTTAGTCATAAATATAACACCTCCTTGTGGGTATGGAATATCTTCAAAATATGTTCTTCTTATATATTGTAGGTGTTGTGCGCCTTTCCAAATTCTATTTTTGGTCATAAGACAAATAGAATTTGGTACTATACCTATATAATCTATTTTAGGTAAGGTAAAATCTTTATAAATCCATACATCGTTATCTAAACTTATTACATAATCAGCATCTATATCTTGAAATAATTGAAATCTTTGAGAACAAAAATCCATTTCTCTATCTGGACATGGAGCAAAACCTATTTTTTCCCATGCTGGATTATAATAGTTCCAACCTAAATCTTTTGTATTTAGAATATATTTATACCCATGTTTGTCACACCAATTTTTAACTGATTTCATACATTTTTTAAGAACTACTTGACTCTCTTTATAACCTTTATTATTCTCGTAGTAGCTATTTTTATAACTTTCAATGATATTATTATGAATTAAATAACCTTTTCCTACTAACTGCTGAAGTACTACAACTTTCATAATTTTAAAACTCTATCTTTTATATCAAATGGTAATTTATTTAACATTTGTCTTTTATTTGGGCCACAAAAATGAATTAAATAAGAATTTCTTAGTTCTTCTTCTGTTTGTCTGGAAGGTACACAATTATATTTATAGTCTAACCATGTAATTTTTTCTGGATATTGTTGGCTATATTCATATATATGAGATTGTTCTGTGCCATCCCATATTATTGGCCAATTATCGCTTTTAATACTATTAACTATCCATTCATTATAATGTTTATTTGCATGTCCATTAATAAACTGTACTCCTCCTTGTGGATAATAAATATTTCCGTGCATTATTCTTCGTAAATAATGAAAATGACTGGTTTTATTCATATGATAATGTGGTAGAGCATTAGTATTTATACATAACCCTACTTCTACTTTTGGAAGTTCAAAATCTTGATATATCCATATATCATTATCAAAAATTATTATATAATCAGCATCAATTCCTAAACATACTTCATGTCGTTGAGCACATAAATCTTTTTCCCTATTCTCATCGTAGATAAAACCTTCTTTTTTCAATTGAGGATTAAAGTAATCCCAACCTAAGTCTTTTGTATTTAGAATATATTCATACCCATTTTTATTACACCAATTTTTCACTGATTTCATACAGTTAATTAAAATTAATTGACTATCTCTAAGTATATTTTTAGATTGGACGTCATGGCTAAGAAATCCTTTTCCAACAAATGATTGAAATACTACAACTTTCATAGTCTTTCATAATTCCTTTTTATTGGTTCCATAATAAATTCTTTTAAAAACCATTCATTATTTACATATATTACTCTACCATATAATAT